ACCTGTCTCACCGGGACACCCTTTTAAAGTATTAGCGGATAATGCTAAATTAACAGGTAATTATATTAAGAAAACTATTCATGATAATCCTCTTATTCCTGAGAAAGTTAAACAGCAGTATTTAATTGAATCCGGTGGCGAAACTAGTGTTGCCTGGCGACGAGAATATCTAGCTGAATTCCTTCAAGATGAAAAGGAAGCTGTTATTCCAGAGGCAACAGAAAAGAAGATTGAAGAAATGACCCGAGATATTATACACTATCAACCCGGACTTCAACTTCTACCCAACCAATTCATGCGCCCGGCTTATTATGACGCCTATACAGTGGCAGATCTGGGGTATACCGACAATACGGGTATATTATTCGGTCATTGGGACTTTTTTAATGCCACTTTGGTAATAGAAGATGAGGCCCTTTTTAACCAGCCTAATAGTCAAAAAATTGCCGATATAGTAAGAGAAAAGGAAGCACTCAATTGGGGCGAAAAACGTCCATATATGCGATTTTGCGATGGCGATCCTATTACCATTAGCGATCTAAACACAACTCACCAATTAACTTTTACGGCCACACGTAAAGATGATTTAGAAGCTTCAGTAAATAGTGCTCGATTATTCATTCAGGATAATAAAGTAAAGATAAATAAGAAATGTAAAAATTTTATTAGTCAATTAAATAGCGCAACATGGGATAGTACACGTAAAAAGTTCATTAGAACACCAGAACATGGCCACTTTGACCTCGTGGCAGCCTTTATCTATATGATTCGCAATATCCAACGTTATAAAAATCCTTTTCCAGTTGGGATTGGATTGGACGTGAATTCTATGTACGTCCCAGCCGATGCATTTAAACCCCCAATGAATACAACCTTGGAAAAGATGGTATCTGGACCAATGAAGAAGTATTTCCCTAACCTGAATGGAAAAGACGAGATTTGATCTATTCCACTATTAATAAGTAACTTATAAAGGTTTAAACTATGAGTAATTACACCTCGAACGAATTTGCGGGCTCTAATAGAGATGTCTACTTCGCCCTGTTATCTAAAGAAGACATTGTTGCCGAACTTACTAAAAAAACCGACCTTTGGTATGAAAATATCAGTTTAAGCGGCATCTTTCGTAAAATGAAAAAGTCTTATGCCGCCTACTATGGATATAATACCAGTGGAGCCGGACATACATCTTCTGAAATCATCAAAACTGGCGAACAAGGTGAACTTTCACTAGTTAAAGCAAATCATTTTCGTAACCTACTTCAACATCTATTAGTAATGACTACTTCTAGTCGTCCAGCAATGGATGCACGCGCCATAAATACAGACTATCGTTCTTTAGCTCAGACTATTTTAGCTAATGGTATTCTTGACTATTATATGCGCGAGAAACATCTTGAGCGTTATCTTAAACTCGCTACCGAATATTCACTAGTATTTGGTGAAGGATATATCCGAATGGAATGGGATACATCCGAAGGCGACGAATATGCTGTTGATCCTGAGACCCAAAAGATTCAATTTACTGGCGATGTTGCCTATACTGTTCTCAATCCTTTAGATGTCATTAAAGATGTTTTTCGAACTAATAGTACTCAAGATGATTGGATAATTGTTCGTACATTTAAAAATAGATTTGAACTAGTAGCTAAGTATCCAGAACTTAAAGAAGAAATTCTGAAAGCTAAGACCAAAGATGAACTGGATATGACTTTTAACTACAAGTTTAAGACTGATGGACAACTTCGTTCCGATCTTATTGCGGTATACGAGTTCTTTCATCGCAAGTCTGATGCTCTACCCAATGGTAGACAGGTAGTTTTTGTTACAAAAGATGCGGTACTTTATGATGGTCCATTACCTTATGAAGCTATTCCCATCTATCGTATTACTCCAGGGGAATTTATTGGTACCCCACATGGATATACAGTAGCATTTGACCTTTTAGGTCTCCAAGAAACTGTAGATGGTCTCTATTCCATTGTAGTTACTAACCAATCTACCTTTGGTGTTCAGAACCTTTTACTCCCTAGAGGCCATAATATCTCTTATAGTGCCCTTCCAGGTGGTATGAATGTTATTGAATACGACCCACAAAATGGTATTAAACCTGAAGCCTTGAATCTTACTAAGACACCTCCTGAGATATTCAACTTTATCGATAAAGTTGAGTCCGTAATGGAAACTATTTCAGGCGTAAACTCTGTATCTCGTGGTAATCCCGAAGCTAATTTACGCTCTGGTAATGCTTTGGCTCTTATTCAGTCAATGGCAATTCAATTTAACTCAGGACTACAGCAATCTTTTGCTCAACTTCTTGAAGATGTTGGCACAGCCACACTTAAAACTTTGCGAGATTTTGCAGCAGTACCTCGTGTTGCTACGATTGTTGGTAAAAATAATCGTGCTTATATGCGCGAATTCGTTGGCACTGATTTAGATAAAATTAGTCGTGTAGTTGTCGACGTTGGTAATCCTCTTTCAAAAACGACTGCCGGTAAACTGGAAATGGCTAACAATTTACTTCAACAAGGTCTTATTAAAACTGCACAAGATTATATTATGGTTATGAAAACTGGTAATCTAGATGTTTTAATGGAAGGCGATATTAGTGAACTAGCTAATATTAAAGCTGAAAATGAAAATCTTGCCGAAGGTAAACAAGTTCAAGTAATTGCAACAGATGACCATGTACTTCATATTAAAGAACATAAATGTGTGGTAGCTTCGCCTGATGCTCGTGAAAATGTACAAATAGTTCAAACTGTACTTGGGCATATTCAAGCGCATATTCAACAATTACAAACAGTAGATCCAAATCTATTGAATATTCTCGGGCAACCTTCTCTAGCTCCTCAAGCTTTGCCTCCAGGCGCTCCAGGAGCCCCGCCAGCGGGTCCAACTCCACCTTCTGGCCCTGGTGGCCCACCTCAAGGTGGTCCGGCCCCTGCTATGGCTCCTATGGACGCGAATAATGCGGCCCCTAGTGAACCGGGTATGCCTAGTTTACCCAAGAATCCTATTTCAAATGAACCGCCACCAATTACCGGAGTTAACCAATAATGACTATTGGAAGAGGATTAGATTCGGGCCAAGTTATTGAAGCTTCATTTGATCCTTTATATGAAGCTATCGATGTTGTCAATATTGGTGGATCATTAGTACCCGATCTTTATGATGAAATAGATTTAACTTATGTAACCGTTGGTAATGGAATAGGTCAAATAGAAACAGCTACTTATAAACTATCTACTTTAAATATAGCGACTTTAACTCTTACATATGATAGTAGCAATCGAATTATTAAAGTGGTGAGATCTTAATATGGCACTTACTTTAGTTTTTAATGTTTTTACTAGTACATTTGATTATGTAGACATTGCAGCTCAAGATCCTGGTTTTTCTTGGTATTATATACCAGTTGGAACTACAGTAGTTATTGATACTAATAGAGAAATGGTTACTACTTCTCCACAAACGATTTTAGGAACACTAACTGCTTTAGGTAGAAATACGGTGTTATAATGAGTGAATTTAGGATAAAGCCAGACATAGCTCCAGGTACTCCTCCTCTCGGTTTGCTTAGCATTTATTCCAAAACTGATAAAAAACTTTATATTAAAGATGACGCAGGTGCTGAGTCTCTTGTTGGCCCTGGTGATGGGATAACTCAACTTACTAGCGATGTTACCGCAGGCCCTGGATATGGAAGTCAAGTTGCAACGGTAGCCTTCGTAGGCGGCGCTACCGCTATTAATATTGCCACGGTAGTATCTAATACTACTGGAACTAATACTGGCGATAATACATTTACTGCGCCTCTAATTAATACAGCGGGTAATGTAGCTTTCAATGGCGCGATTGAAACTAATAAATTTTGGTTAAAAGATCCTATTGATATAACTAAATTATTGAAATGGGATTTAAGTTCTAATGCCGCCTCAACCACGTTGACTATTCTTCCACAAATTACATCAAATATGAATTTACATATTCCTCAAATAGTCACTCCCACTGGCACTGGAATGGCTTTAGTTCAAGATGAAACTACGGGATATATATTTAGTTCAGGCATTACTGCCCCCA